GGGCTTTTTCTTTATGTTGGAGTATCTTCGTCGCTGTCTTCGTCATCAATGGTGTTGTCACCATCCATGCTATCAAGCTCACTAAATACATTAACTAGCATATCGCGATAAGGCTGGTCTACCATGTGCAAATCTACTAAATATACATCTAAATGATCATTTCGTAATAACTCAGCATGGTACATAAACTGACCGAATGCTTCTAGTTCTTCACTGATATTTTGATTTGCATAATTTTCGATTACTTGTGCGGCTACCATGCGGTCAACTTTAGGTACAATACCTTTTTGACTCAATTTTACTAATTGTAAGGCTTTGCTTTCTCGTTCGCGCATAATTTGGTTACGCTTGGCAGTACTCCAAGAGTAGCCACCATCGCCGCCCCAAAGATCCCAAGCAACACGACCTTTGCTTGGAAAACCTTCTTCGCCACTGTTAAAGCCTGTGGCACGTTTATCTACTTCATGTCGGCTAAAGAACGAGTACATTCGTAGTACAGTTGACGCTGATAAAGGCTCACGATCTTTTAATTGATTTGCTCGTGCTAAACCAACTAGTGTACCGCCTGGCTCACCCTCACTCTTCCACTTTAGTGCACGTTTGGCTGCACTTGCCATACCTGATGTTGGTTTATATGTTTTTGCCATTGTTAATCTCTATAAGCTAAAATAATTTGTTTACACATTTTAGACCTAACAATATCGTCATCCATAAATCTGACAACTTCAATATCTGGAATTCGGTCTAACCTATTAATTGCATCAGATAGTCCTGAATCTGGAATATCTGCTTGATCTACATCTCCTGAAATAATCATTTTACAATTTTTACCAATTCGTGATAACAGCATTTTCATTTCTTCTCGTGTGGCATTTTGTGCTTCATCTAAAAGAACGATGCAATTATCAAATGTTGCACCTCGCATAAAGCCCAGTGGTTTAGGCTCAATAGTTTTTGCTTTTAATGCGTACTCATAAAAACCTTTTCCAAGGCTACGAGTAAACACGTTATCAAAAGGTTCTAGATATGGAGCATATTTCTCCTCTAGTGTACCTGGTAAAAATCCTAGCCCACGTCCTGTTTCTACGTTGGGTCTAGTCAGAATAATCTTCTGAATACGTCTATGAAAGAGTTCTCCCGCAGCATATGTTGCTGCTACATACGTCTTACCTGTTCCAGCACTTCCTACACCAAATACTATTTGATTAGATTGAATTGCTCTTAGATATTCCGCCTGTATAAAGTTTAATGGTTTTACATCTGTAAATCCATACTCTATTGGGTTGCGTTCCAATTGAATTACATTGTCGCGTCTTGCTCTTTTACCACTTGCCATAAACTTCCTTGTAAGGTTGATAAAATCGGTCTGCCAATTTATATTATAGCAGACCTAGGTATGCTTGTCAAATATAAATTTACTTCTTCTTGGCGTCTTCGACTTTAGTGCCTTCAAGTTTTTGGTGCACTTTAATAGTTTTACACTCTTGTTGAGGCTTGCCTTCTTTATCTAGGATAACTTTACCTGCTTTGTCTGTTTTTTCTTTACAGACTTTTTTGGTCTCTGCTTCGGCAAAAGCAGAAACAAGTGCGAAACTAGCAACAATTGCTACAATAAGTTTTTTCATTTATTTTCCTTGGTTGGTGCAAACTTTTCGCTTGCTGTAAATCCTAATCCTGCAATTACAATATACATCATAGAATCAAATAGTTTTTGATCTATTTGGTAGCCTAGTATCATTGCTATAAAAGCACCAGCACATAGTAAAAATGCTAAAAAGGTAACTACGCGTTTACTGCTGATACCAGGGTCTTGTGATAACATACAATTTAACTGTTTCATTTAAATCTCTGGATGAGGTGCTTGAACAGGAGCTGGCTTGCCGTTAATATAAGTAATACTAGGACTAGCACTAGTTCCATTAAATCCAGCTGTGGTTGATAACCCTGGATTAAATGAAGGCTCTATTTTAACTGGATTAGCTTTAGCATAAGTGTTTGAGCTTTCTTGTGCTTGTTTCATCATATCCCGTTTCATTTCCATTTCTTCTTTACTACCACCAGCTAGCATAATTCCACTCAATGTACCTGTTAAAAAAGTAGCAATTGGAATAATCATTTCAAAAAACTTTTGGTCAATTGGGCTGATAGCGTTTAGTGGCTGAGTAATAAAAATAATTGAGTATAGAACTACAAATACAATGCCTGTTAGGGTAAGAGCTAAACAAATGCCAATAAAGAATTTTAGGCGCGCCATTAGCTGATCTTCAGTATAGATAATTGTCTTACTTTCCACAATTAGCTCCTTGTGTTTGTTGTGCTGTGCAAGCACCTGTTGGTGCAAACGATTGATTAGGTGTTTGAGTTTGTCCATCTTTAGGTGGTCCAAGTCTTGGGTCGCGTTGACCTTTGAAAATATGTTCTGGGCAAGTTCGGGTTACGTCACATACTGGCATCTTACAAAAATCTTTGTCCCAATTTTCAGGATTTTGACAAGGATAGCGAAAACTATCTTTGCCAAAAAATGCTAGTGCCACAGGAAATAATAGTAGTATTATTGCCCATTTAAAAAGTTTTAAATCATTGTGCATTTCTATAAGCCTATTTTTCCTAGTAATAAGTTAACAATCTTGTCTGATAAATCGTCTGGTAAAAACTTTAAGAATCCTAAAAAATAAAGCGCTACGCAACCATAAACAAATATTCTTAAGGCTAAATCAAAGGTTTTTTGATACTCGTTCATCTGCCACACCTGTTACCTGTCTGGCAATATTGCATTAGTTCATAGCCGCCAATAAATAGCAAGAATAAAACAAAAGTAGTAACGCCAATAATTATTGCCCACTCTTGCATTTCTTCTTCTTTTTGTTTACGCTTACGTTCTTCAGCATTAAACAATCTTAGCTCATTTGCGTCATTTGCATCCATTTCAGCTTGACGGGCTTTGATTTTATTCCATACATCTATTTTGCCAGTTTGCATAAACAACATTTTAAGTTCTTCTTCAAATGCTCTGGCTTGCTCTAGTGCCATTTCAATCTGTAAGGCCGTGCCCATGTTATTGCCTTTGCCACTACGTTTAGCTTCCATTAAAGCTTTTGTAGCTGTGCTCTTAGCATCAAACATTTTGCCAATCATTGGGGCCAATGACCCTAAATCGTTAGCAACTGCGCTTGCTTTCTTAACCATTGAAATGGCCGATTGTATACCCGCTAGTGCGGTCATCGGATCTATCATTTTACCTCCTATCGGCGCTTTTTACGCCATTCTAAACAAATTACTTTTCGATTGTATACGTCTCCAGTCCATGCCCACCTAACACATTCGTATTCGTCAGGTTTAGCATAACTTAATGTTATTGAAAGTAGCCAAGCGGCAAACACCGCTTAGGCTCCAAAAATGTGTAAAGCATGTTCATAATGCTTTTGTCTATCGGCTAGTCCAATTGTACCGCCATTGATACGTTTTGTAAGGGTTACAATATCGCCTTTATCTGCCCACTGATTAAGATTGTTGGTTTCCCAGAACCAGCATGCTGACTGCGCTGCTCCTTCAAAGGTTTCCATGTATTCTGATGCTTGTTCAGGTGTTAGGTCAATACTAGCAGCAAACCAAAAGTAGTTGTCTTTGCCTGTTAGCTGAATTAGTCCACGACCGCAGTAACGATAACCATCGCCTGAGGCCTCGTCGCCATTGCCCATGCGATTACCATAGACACGATTAGCAATCTTTTCTGGCTTGTTGGCAAACTGTTGTGCCATTTCGTCTGTGGGAAAATATTTAGGAAAAATCTTGCGGAGTGTAACTGCGCGATAATTTAAATTTTCTTTGATAGCGGTGAAACCGCCCGATTCGTGCGCACATTGTGCTAAAAAAGCTGCCATGCGTTGCGGAGTATTGATTTCGTACTCAGGTAACAATTGTTTTAATGCACGATGCCAATGTTCTACATATGGATTTTTTGGAATAATTTGTTTTAGTTGATCTAATCGTAATTCCATTATTTTAGTCCTTCATATATTGTTTTTTGTTCACGATACCAACGTTGCCATGCTTCTAGCTTAACAGCACACAAATAGTATTCTGAATAATTAACTGTTACAGTTTTTGCCACATCCGATAATTTAGCCGTGTCTTCAAGCTTTTTTAATTGTTGGCAAGGTTCTTGCACTAATGTGCCTGGTGCTTCTGGAAATTTTGCTGTAACTGGCACAGTTGTAGAACACCCACTGAGTAGTAAAATTAGTGATAGTGCTAGGATTTTCATTTTGGTGCCTCTGCTGCACGATTGTGTGCTTGTACAAATTCTTGTGGAATAACACAAGTGGTATCATATTTAACCACTTCGCGATCTATGTACTTGATGGTATCTTGACCACGTTCACGAATTACTTGAGTTTTTATAACTGTTTTTTCCACAATATCTGTGTTAGTTGTTGCTGACTTGGCTTCTGCTTCTGCTACTTTTGTTTGCAACTCTTGCACACGAGCTAACCATGCATCGTTATTGCTAATAGCACCTATCATATAGATGCTTATAGCAACCGCTGCAATACTTGCAGCTTGAATTAGTTTTGCTTGAGGCAGAATAGTAACAAATTTAGTTACTAAAAATGTTACTATTCCTGCAAATAACAGTAGATAAAATATCCAATTTGGTAAAAATTGTAAAATCCACATAAGTTATTTGCTCAAGTTATTGTAGTACTTCTACAGCTTCTTCAGGTTTTGCTTCTAAGGCTCGCTTGAGCATCTCAAAGAACGCATTGCGACCTACTTGCAGTTGATCTACGTTAAATTTTGCTGAATCTAATTTACGATCTAAGTCTGCAACATGATTCAACAAGATTTGTTGTTCTTGTGTCATGTCTTCGTATTTGTATTCAACACCATCAATATTAACGGGTGTCTTTTCATTTTTTCCCATTTTATTTCCTTTTAAATTGTCACCGAGATCAGGCGGTGACTTCCTGTTTTAAAATACATATTCAGCGCTTAGTATAACGCCAGTTTTAGTTGCTACTATGTTAGAGCCCCCACTATCAGTTGCAATTTGAACAGTGTATGTACGTTCTCCATAACCAGCGGTTGGTTTCTCAACACCAAAAGTTGGACTAATTGACAACGAAATCCAAGACCCTCTAGCACTACCTGTTTCGGCCACACTGCCAAAACTACCAGTTTGAGTAAATCTAATCCAATAACTTGAACCAATTCCAGTAGTCGTAGGTGATGCCCAGTTACCAACTGCTCCGTCATTAGTACCAGTCTGCCAATACCTTATTAAACCATTAGAGTTAAACAAATAGTATGCAAAAGCATAGCCACCTGGATTAGAGCCGTAAAGAGCAGAAAGTGACGCTAAAGAAATTGTAATGGCGGGGCTTGGTCCTTTGTTATAAAAATCACTAAACGAAATTGCGCCGGTTGGAAACGTGCCGGAGCCACCCCCAGCCGTGTACCACTGCGTACCGCGATAAGCGTTTAAATTTAAACCGCGACCATCAAACACTGAGTTGATGGTTGAAAATGCAAGTGCACCACTGCCGGGTAGGTATCCTGCCATTTTTTATTCCTTAATCAATTTGTTAATAAGAGCCTTTAATTCGGCTACGCAATTTCGTAAATCTGTGATCTCCGTGTCTTGTTCTTTTATAGCTTCGATAAGCAGTCCTGTTATGTTTCCATAATCCACCGCCAACAACTCTTGAGTCTCTCCAGTTGATGGGTTGGTGTCTGAAACCGAACGAACAACTTCTGGCAACACCGTTTCAGTTTCTTGCGCAATGACACCCACACGGCGTTCTGGGTTGCCAATTTTGTTGTAATAGACACCGCGCAATTTTAAAACTTTGTCTAAAGCCGAATCAATTGTTACGACGTTTTCTTTGAGGCGAGCATCCGAGTAAGCAGTAACGTTGCCGCTAGCAACAGCATTGCCACTTTGGTCAACAGTGAATACATTACTGCCGCCAGAATTGCGGAAAAGCATACTACCCGCGTATTGGAAGTACCAATTACTGCTGTGGTATTGAATCTTGCCTGAAAATTCACCATCCCAAGAAGCCGAATCTGCTCTCCAAGAGCCAACGGTTCTTAAGGCTGTTGTAGAGTTTGGGTCTAAGTAGTACCCTGTGTCACTTGCATCGTAATGAATGGTGGCATCAACACGACCGTCAAAATAACCGCCTTTAACAACATAAATACCAAAAGCAGAACTTGTACTAGACGTTCCAACCCCCATGCAGTTGTTGCCAACGTGGTGATAAAAGTACCATCTGCCTTGAGCTTCGCGGTAAACACCACCGTTACCGCCACCGTCGTACATCATCCCATTAACAGCGCTGTGGGAAATATACATGCCGCTGTACGAATTTTTGCTGCCGTCTATCTGCAGCTGTGTGTACGTAGAACCAGCATTTGGGTAAAGGTGTGCGCCGTAGTGGTTTGGCCAATAGATTCCATATGACCCATCCATCTGAATCCAGTTTTGTGGCCTGAAATAAGAACCACCCGCAAGCGTTAATCCCCATAAAACCGAAATATTATCTGGGTTGCAATAGTAGGATGTGTTGTTAAGATCATAGAAAATTGGGGCACGTAAAGATTCATTTGATGAAACATATCCACCGCCGCCAACACGATTAAACGATACTTCACCGCCGCTAGCAGTTACATTAAAGTACGCTGAACCGTCGTACCAAGCATGGCGAAAATTACTTGTATTGCCATCGGTAAGCAAGCCATACCAGTGTGTTCTTGAAGCTGAGCTTTCGTCTCGACTATCTGCCCGTTGACGAGCTTGATTGGGGGCTATGATTTGAAGAGCTTCACTGCTAAACAATCTTAGAGTCCCGCGAATATTTAACGAACTTATATTACCCGTTCCGTTGGGGTCATCATAATAACCAGTGTCGCTGCTGTCGTAGAAAATTGGCGCTCGCCATGAACCTTCGGCTTGGCCATAGCCATTTGCATTTAAGTACGCATTACCAGAAACAATTAACGGCCAAGAAGCGTTTACACCTTGTCCTATACCAATACGATTGGTATGGATATCCGCTGTTCTAGATGTGTTATTTGGGTCGGTGTAATAGGCTGTGTCGTTGCTGTCGTAGAAAATTGGTGCTCGGTACGAACCTATTGATTCTGAGTAGCTACTCAAAATCGATTGAACTTCACTGCCGTTTACAGCCAGCGCCAGTCGGTGATTCGACATCGTGCCGACAAAACCTCGGTTTTGACCGTTGTGGCTGTACATAGTGGTGATAATTCCGTCACCGGCGGCTCGCACATCAAGCCGTGCGTGAGGAGTTCCACCTACATTCAGTCGCGCCGCCCAGCCACCATCATCGCTGCCATAATTGCCGCCAATACCGACAAACCCTGCAAAAGAGCCTGAAACAGTAGCTGCTGGGTCTATGTAATAAGCTGTGTTATTAGTGTCGTAGAAGATTGGTGCTCTAATAGATTCGCCATTTAACAAATAACCACCGTTATCCATTAAAACATTAGCGCCACTAAACCGCATTTGCCAAGTGTTATTACCGCCAATGTACAACTCATCGCCAGAGCCCGCTTTTATCATAGAAGCGTTTGTGCCAGCTGACGTAAGCGTTATTTCAGAAGACCCATTTACATAAAATATTGCAGTAGTTAAGGCACTGTTGCCATTTGGGTCTACGTAATAACCTGTGTTGTTGCTGTCGTAGAAGATTGGTGCGCGGAAACTGTTATTTGCTGCAGCATACCCATCTTGCAAAACAAAATAGTTGTTGTACCCGTTATTGGAGCTGTTTGGCGAAATGAACTGCACGCCATTACGGAACATGACTTCGCCGCCATTGCCGTTGAAAGAACCACTTGGGTTATTAATGGGGTCAACGTTAAAGCATGGTGTGATGCTTCCGCTTGTAGCACCATAAATAACTGTGCCGTAGCTGCTTGAGTAGCCGTAATAGCTACCTCTTGCTGCGTTTACAAAACCCCAAGAACCGCTAGTGTACACACTAACGCCATTTAGCCGTGAAGTGCTATTAGGGTCTACATAGAATCCAGTGTCGTTGCTGTCATAGAAAATGGGCGAACGCATTGAACCATAGGCTTCAGTACCTGCATTTGAGCCACGTATAACAAGATTTCTTGTTCCAGACAACCCGGAGTCTTTAAATACGATGTCCTCTCCACCTGAAGTGGCAATCTGGAAATGATTGTCGTCCGTGTCAGTTACATTTATATACCCACGTAAACTACCAGCGCTGGTATAAAACTGCAATTGATTTCCCGCAGTAAATGCAGCTGTGTCGTCGATGGTGACAGCGCCATTTAAATACGATGTACCGTTGTTATAAAATGTATAACCAGTATTGTTAGAACCAACTCCAAGTTGATTTAGTCTACTATTTGTATGTGGGTCGACATACCAAGAAGTGTCATTACTGTCGTAGAAGATTGGTGCGCGTAAATCACTTGATGCGTACCCAGTGCCGTTGATGCTGACCCTGTATGATGAACTGTGGTCGTTTACACCAAACCACCAATTGCCTGCCGTTGACAAAGACAGGTAGTATGCACTATTGGTATCAGAATACAGACCAAAACCGTTACCAACACCATAATCAGGTGCGAAGCCTGCGATCCAGCGCCAATTGTGATTTCCTTGGATATATAGGTTACCAGCGTTTGAACCTCCGGGCCCTCTACCCACACTTAATCCGGAAAGTCTGGAATCACCATTCGGGTTTACGTAATAACTTGTGTCGTTACTGTCGTAGAAAATTGGAGCACGCCAATCATCAGTTGCGAGTCCAGTACCACCTAAATGTAAATTGTAAGCAGGAGAACTTCCATAGTTAAGACCTGTGAAGCTACCGAAAAAAACAAGCCTGTGGATTGCTGCAACGTTGTCATATGCAGCGTAAAAGCGTCCATCGCCTACACCCATTGAATAGTGAGTAGCTGTTGTGCTATCACCGCGGATATTGACTACGCCGTAGGCTGACCCATAAACTGTTATCTGTTTAGTACTACTAGCAGTCCCCCAAGCGGAATTAACTGGGCTGGTAGTACCAACACCTATACTACCTGCAAGAAGTGCAGCAGTAGTTGAATTTGGGTCTAAATAGTAAGTTGTGTCGTTGCTGTCGTAGAAAATTGGTGCGCGGTAGTCGCCGCTGGTTGTGTATGTGCCTGTACCGCCAGCTTTGTTTGTTAGATTGTTGTAGTCAACCGAGCCAGCAGAACCAGCAGACCCTGTAATATTAATATTCCAAGTACCACTTGCATTTCCACCAGTTAGTGTTGGAGAGTAGTTGTTGTAGTTGCTGGAGTTTAGAACTCGACTACCTGACTCATACAAATTAGGTACGTTGATGTTAAAATTGGTTGAACTATACAACCCGGTTCTATGTCCCCCCAAAGTATTATCAACCCACAAGTAAGCTTCGTTGTCGCCGCTGCTGTTGTGAGAAGTTCCTTTAACACGAACGCGAGCGTGGTGTGTGCCAGATGCAACAACGTTTGCATTCCATCCACCAGGATTGTCGTATGTTGATGCTACACCTACTTGCAAACCAAAGCCACTGCTTGCAATAGAAACTTTGTCACCATTTGAGTCTGCGTGAACAACTAAGTTGCCACCAGTGTCGTGAGCAAACCACCAGCCTTGTGTTTGTGCTGATGCTGATGTGTTTTTAATGCCAATTTGATAACGCTGATTTGAGGTGGCTTGAATTGGGTAGCCACCACCAGCGTTAATAATTAGTCCACCAGTTAGCGTTCCGCCAGTTAGTGGTAAATATAAACCTGATAACGAAGGAATATCACCGCTGGATAGAGTAGTGCCACTAGTAACACGACCATAAGCATCTGTAGTTACTTTGGTATAAGTTCCTGCAGTACCTGCAGTAGCTAAGCCGAGGGTAACTGTGCTTGGTGAAGTTTGATTGGCAGTAAATGATCCACCGCCTGACAACCCAGTGCCTGTGCTTATAGTTTGTGTGGCATTGCCAATAGTAAGTCCAGCAATAGCAGCGGCAAGTTCTTGATCCGTTGCCATTGCATCTTGAATTTCTTTGAGCGTATCAAACGCAGCACCTGCTCCATTAGTAACGGCAGCGATAGCAGCTGCTTGAGCCGCGTTGGCTTTAGCAGTAGCATCTGTGGCAGCTGTGCTGATAGCTTCGGATTTTGCTGTGGCAATTGCTGAAGTATTAGCTGAAATTGCACGAGCGTCTGTGTAGTATAAGTTAGTGCCTTCGGCAATTCCACTAGTAGTGGGAGTTGTATAACTGAACACACCTGTGGTGGAGTTGTAGCTTAAACTTCCTGATGCACTTACAGCAGCACGTGCTAAACTATCAGTATACTGTGTGATCGTATTTGTAAACACACCAGTAGAGCTATTGTAACTTAATCCAGTGCCTGCACTTACAGCAGCTCGTGCTAGCGCATCAGTATACTGTGTGATTGTGGTTGTGATCACACCAGTAGAACTATTATAACTCATGCCAGTGCCTGCACTAAAAGCAGCACGGGCACGTGAATCTGTGTAGTATAAGTTAGTACCTTCAGTAATACCAGTTGTACTAGGAGTTGTATAACTTAACACACCTGTGCTAGAGTTATAGCTTAAACTTCCACTGGCACTGATTGCGGCACGTACCCGCGCATCTGTAAAGTAAAGGTTAGTGCCTTCGGTGATTTGCGTTGTGGTAGGCTTGTTGTCTAAATCTGTGTAGCTTCCGGTAGAGGCCACTTCGTGCAAACCCAATGCAGTTTTGGCGGCGGTAGTGGTGGTTCCACCAGTACCGCCACTTGCAATACCTAATACACCACTAGAGTTTGTGTTTTCTGCTAATTTTGATAAATTACGTGGTGTACTCATTGACTACCCCTTTTTGTATTTTTAAAACTGCGGCCCATTGCAGCAACAAAGGCATTTTTGTTTTGGTTTAAGGTGTTGGTGTTTCAACCACTGGTGCCCAAGGCATTGCTGTGGTAGCTAAAGCGCTTTTGGCCACTTCCTTATCTAACACAAATTGAATGTGTGCTTTGATGCCAGGAATACGTGTGTCGGTTGCTTGAATCCAAGCAACAACATTAGCTTCAGTTAAGTTGGCTAACTCAATAAATTCTTGGCCGTTGGGATCTTCAAGAGTTGTGGTTTGTGGTAATTCAAATTTTTGCTCAGCCTCTTCACCGACCATTGTCCACTCTACTTGTTTAACAACATTTGTACGATTGCCAACAGTAGCTGTACGAATACCTGTTGGTTTAATCGTAAATGTAGCGGTAAAATTAGGTGTAACTTGTTCAGTCATAAGTACCCTTTAAGGTGTTGTTGGGGCAGGAGCTGGAGCAGAAGGAGGTGCCCAGGGCATTGTAGCTTCTGTGATGGGGTTGTGCTTTTCGTCAATTTGCTTTTGAATTTGAGCATTAACGTGTTCTTCGTAACCACCCACAACCACTGCTTTAATCCAGTTTAGTACGATTTCTTCTGTTAGGTCTTGAAACGGGGTAAAAGTAGAGCCTTCAGGCATGTTAAGTGAACTAAAAGGAGTTGCTCCTGAAAACGTACCTTCGTGATTGTCTTCGTCTACTCCAGTTTTGGTCCAGTAAGTTTGAACAACTGCACCTTCATTACCGTTTTCGGTTTTGGTTTTTAAAGAAGTGATTTTCCATGTATAAGTAATTGCCATTATTTTCTCCAAAATTGGCTATTTAAAAGTTAGCGAGCTTATCGGCTCGCTAACAAGGATTTGACTAGTGATTTTAACTCATCTAGTTCTGATTGTTGTTGATTAAGTTTAGACTTTAAATCTACTACTTCTTGGTTTTGCTCTTTCATACCCTCAATTAAAAGACCACTGATATTGCCATAATCAACTGCAAGAGTACCTTCTTCATCTTCAATATCTTTGTGTAGCACAACTACTTCAGGAAGAACTTCTTGGACTTCCTGAGCAACTACACCAATTTTTCTGGTCTTAGTTTCATCACGTTTAAGTGTATAGTATACACCACGAAGCTTGAGTACTTTTTCAAGTGCGCTATCAATTGTTTGAATGTTCTCTTTGAGTTTTACATCTGAATATGCAGTAATATTTCCTGCCGCCCAGATGCTTCCGCCAAAGGTAGAGTCATTGCTATTTAAATCAATATAAAAAGGCCAGTAACCATTATTGGTTGACCAGCTTTCACCACCGACACCATTAGAACTAAGGATATAAAATAAGTTAGAATTGTTGTGTAATGCAGCACCACGTTGGTCCGAATCTACAAATTGAATAGTTGGATCGCCACCATTAATAATTAAACGTCCACCAGACAATCGTAGTGTGCTAAGTCTAGATTCACTATTAGGGTCTACATAACGTGCTGTATCGTTTTGATCATAAAAAATTGGTGCTCGCATAGAACCGTACGCAAACAGATTTGCACTAGAATCCATGTATCCCCGTTCAATGTTCTGTGTGCGGAAAACTACACTACCCTCAGACATTAAATGGATATTGCCACCATTATAAATTCCTGGAAGACCCCAGGCCGCTCCTACTCTTACATTAGACCCACTACCCTCAGCATTATTTATAATAATACCACTGTCATTAGTAAAATAAGTTAAACGATTGCCTGACCCACCCCTTAAATTAAAGCCACCATTTGATGGATCTATGTAATAGGCGGTATCATCACTATCATAGAAGATTGGTGCACGCATTGACCCATTAGATTGCCAAGTACCATTGTTTGTAATCCAACCAGAAGTAAATGATGAACTGAAATCACTGCCTCCAACACCTCTGCGAAACACCCAACCACGCCCGTTGCTATCCATTGTAAAGTAAGTGTTATAACCATCACCATTACCAGTTGGGTTAGGGAAAGCGCCACCACTAGCTTTAAAGCCAATTGAAGAAGTTGTAGTGTTGCCAGCACCCCACAAAAAGAGTTGGTTTGACGTTCCTGTTGAGTCATTATCACCACGGATAGCAACACCAAACATTGAGGACATACCATTTGGATCTGCGTAATATGAGGTATTACTGTCCTCGTAGTATATAGATGCTCTATGCGACCCTGTACTACGCATAGTACCATCAGAACCAAACTCGTGACCTGATCCATTTGAAGGAGCATTGCCAATATAAGTAAAACCGTAAACCCAATTAGTGCCACCAGCTGTTGTAATACCATTTGGGAAGTATGCACTATTAGCTGTACCCCAAGGGTTACCATTACTAACAAATCCAACTCGTGAATCTACTGTGCCATAACCTCTAAAGCAAGTTCCAGACGAATTGGGATCCACATAATATGCAGTGTCATTACTGTCATAGAAAATTGGTGAACGCATATCACCAGTAGTCCATAAAGAACCGCCAGTGTTTAACCACATTTTTGAATTGGTGGCGGTATATCCAAAAGTACCACCTACACCATAATGAGGGTTTGTTTCGTTATCGTAATAACCCCAACTAAAGCAATCTGGGTTGGTATTAGCAATACCCATACCCCATCTTCTATAACCGCCAGCTGTCAACACTCCAGTCATGGAAAAAACAGGGCCGTGGTTAGTATTACTTGCGTTTGCAGTTGCGTTAATGTACAGATGCGGATACAACGTAGCATTAATTACTAAACTAGATCGGGCAGGGTCGTTAATAATCCGGTCAGTTTCATCGCCACCAAGAGACAACGTACGTCCGTTTGGCGAAGCATTAAAATTGGCGTACGAAAGCTGCGAGAAACTGTTTGGGTTGCAGTAGTACGCTGTGTCGTTGTTGTCGTAGAAGATTGGCGAGCGCATCGATCCGCCAGCAAAAAGATGGTTATTGACATACACATCACTATGATTTGCTGTACCAACATAACCACCAATTGTCATCAATAGCGCTTCACCAGCATCACCATTGCCGTCATTGTTTGCGTCAGTTGTTGGTGAGTTGTTGTAAAACCTAATACCAGAATAATGAGCACCAATACGAATACCGGTATGGTATCCAATGATTAAGTCAGAGTAGTGCGGGTGTGACCAACCGCCATTGGCAATATCTTTACCCATAGAGTAGTGACTTGCACCAAAAGTCGAACCGCCTGCGCCACTTACAAAAGCAGTTCTAAAATCACCATTGAGTGCTAGGCTACTAAAAAGACTACCACCATTAGGATTTAAGTAATACCCTGTGTCGTTGCTGTCGTAAAAAATTGGCGACCTTGCACTGTTACCCATTACAGTGTGACCAGAAGTTTGGCTATTTAAGTATATTACATCATTATTTAATGAGTTAATCCATACTGGAGAATTTCTTCCGTCAATATGGAAATTACCGTCGTCATAAATTTGACCCTTTGAACCAAAGTAAAAATTACTTCCGCTTACTTGGGATGAACCATTAGGGTTAATATAATAGGCTGTGTCATTCCTGTCGTAGAAAATTGGAGCGTCAATACGTACAGTTGATTCTAATTTTGTTGCAAACTGAGCTGTATCAGTCCCCCAATAGTGAGTTACTGAATTAGTACCGCCAGTATAAAGTCTCCAATTTACTTTAACACCAGAAGCATTTCCACCATCTGTAAAGTGAGGATAGTGATTACCTGCAGCATCGTATGAGTCGTAATAAAAATGGCCTTGATAGTGATTTGCTCCACTTGCTAGAGTAACTGCACTGCCTGTATATCCACTTCTAGCTGTTACCGTACCAAGATTTTCACCAGAGGCTGTTCCTGTTACGTTAATACCCCAAGTGCCAGAAGCATTACCCCCCGTTAATGTTGGGCTGTAGCTGTTGTAGTTCTGATTAGTTAGAACCTTGTTCCATGTTTGCCAGCTATTGCCATTCCAACCGCCACGGAAAATCAAATCATTGCCAGCGTGGCTGATAAAAATTTGCGACTGTGAACTTGCGTTAGTTGCAAAATTCAGCAACGTGCCGTAAGTGTACGAAGCTGCTGTTGGGCCATTGCTTGTACTTGAAAAGTTTGATGGGTCAACTTGGATTATGCTGTTAGCGTATGTATTACCTAGGCTGTTCCAGTCATTGCTAGAGGATGGAGCACCCAAGGCTCGAACAATGCCGTTGTAGCCGGTATAGTTACTTGCATGGAAAATTTGATTCCCACCAATTAACGCATTGGTAAAGTAAGCCGTGGCACTGTTGGTCGTAAAGTTTAAGTAGGTTCCATCCCAGTACATACCACGGCGCGAACCCCAAGTGTTATCGCTGCCCATTGACCAAAAACCATTATTTTCACCAGCTACATAACATCCGTCTACTAAAATACCCATTTGACCAGCGTTGGGCAAACCATCACCAAATGAAATTTCACCACCACTGACGGAGTATCCGCCCCAACGACTTCCGGGTAAACCAGAGCCGTACCATCCGCCACCTTTTGGGTTTACGTAGCTTGTGTAGTTGCCAGCATCAAGCCCAAGATACGCTGTGCCGTTCCGTGCAATATTTAAACCAGTTGCAGACGTAACCCACAAACCGCCAGTACCAATAAAAGGGTCTGATGTGCTAACACCTTTGGTTCGTTCTGCGGTTCCACTAATACTAATACCCCAAGTGCCGCTTGCACCGGAACCAGTCAGAGATGGACTGTAGCTTGTGTAGTTACCTGCGTGAAGGACTTGATTGCCGTTCTGGGTAATTGCGCCGGAAGCATTAAATGCACCGGTAGCCCCCACAAATGTAAATGGAGTTGTAAAACTAATTGCAGTACCTACAGCTGTTTGAGCTGCCGCGTAGCGAATAGATGCGCTTCCGTCAGTGCCAAAAAAGAATCCGCCTGACGCCTGATTTGCTGTTTTATTAACATAACCTGCTGAGTTAAAAACTGAATTGAACCCAACAAACAAGTTATCTGCGGTTGTAGTTTGGATCGATGCGTTCTTACCAACTTCAAGGGCGTACCACCCACTGATAAAAGTTGACAGCGTAGTACCAACCGCAATATTACCAGTTGTAGCAACAGTAGTTCCATTCAACGCACCTGTCAGCGTTCCGCCGGCCAAAGGCAAATAACTACCTAAAGCAGCGCTTGTAATGTACCCGCTAGGGTTAGCTGCGCTGTATGGCGTAAAACCTAATGCTGTAGTAACGTTGCTGCTAGTAATCCCAGTTATATAACCATTAGGATTAGTTGCATTATATGGTGTAAATCCTAAAGCAGTAGTAACATTCGAACTAGTAATTTCTCCACGAATAGCAGCAGAACTTTTATTTTCTACACTACCTAAACCAACATCTGAATTAGTTAATGTAACAACACCAGTCTTACCAGCTACTGAATCAACTGCTCCACTAGTAATATAAACATAAGCACTACCACTCCAACGATAAGTTTTGTTGGTGTCTAGTGCAACATAAATTTTGCCTGTTTCGCCTGTGGTGGGAAAACTGGCTAAGTTTGCGGCTTCAAGTACGTCATCTACATAACTTGGTAGTTGACCACTAGGAATTTGCCCAGAACTATTTAAACTTGCATAACCATTGGCAACTCCACGATTTGCGGAATTTTCTGGTGTAAAACCAAGTGCACCAGTAACGTTTCCTGAGGTCAACTCACCACGAATAGTAGCAGAGCTTTTATTTTCAACTGAGCCTAATCCAACATCTGAACTGGTTAAAGTAACGGCACCGGTACGAGTGTTTACACTTGTAACACCTCCTGTAACTGTAATAACACCAGTTGTAGAATCATAAGAACCAGAACCTGTAACAGAGATTGCTCCACGTGCAAGCGCATCTGTGTATTGAGTAATTGTTGAGCTGATAGCTCCCGTTGAGGAATTATAACTAATACCAGTACTAGCACTTAGTGCTGCTCGAGCACGTGCGTCTGTAAAGTAAAGATTTGTACCTTCGCTAATACCACTAGTAGTCGGTGTTGTATAGCTGAACACACCAGTAGTAGAATTATAACTTAAACTTCCAGCTGCCGATACCGCACCACGTGCCAAAGCATCTGTGTATTGAGTAATCGTAGAACTGATTGCACCCGTTGTAGAATTATAGCTAATACCAGTACTGGCGCTTAATGCACTACGTGCACGTGCATCTGTAAAATAAAGATTCGTACCTTCGGTAATTCCAGTAGTTGAGGGAGTTGTATAGCTGAACACACCAGTTGAGGAATCATAAGCTAAACTTCCACTTGCTGAAATGCCTGAACGTGCTTGTGCCAAAGTAATATAATTACTTGGATTTGTAGCATTATAAGGAGTATAGCCAAGAGCATTAACAACAATTGCGTTATCAAAGTCGGCATAATTAGCATTTGCTGTATAAGTTGTATAAGCAACAATATCAAGTATATTACCAGCAGTAGCACCTGTGGCTAGTACAATACTAGTACCATTAGTAGCAGTATAGTCGACACCAGCCACTAACTTAACACCATTCAAGAAAACATCTACAAAAGGCGCTAAATAAACGGCTGCAAAAGTTGTTTGATTACTAGTAGCTGTGTACTGGTAACGATTTTGTAAGTTTTGACTAAGCTCTACAGTACCACCAAGATTAACAACGGTTTCAGTGCCGTTGACATTTTTCTTGATATAAGCAACACCATCATATGTGTTGATTGCTATTTCGCCTAACTGTAAATCAGTGGTAGCTGGTATACGACCAGCTACTGCACTGCGTTTTACTTTAATTGATGCTGTTGCCATATGGGCGTCCCTTTTTAATGCTATATAGCGGGGTTAAATATTTTAGTATGTTCCACCGTCAACTTGAACAAGGGTAGCTGCACCACTTGTAACGGAGAACTGAGTTCCGTCAAAACTTGCTAAACCTTTTACTGTTGTACTAGCAAAAGGTATTGCTGTTGAACTGGCTGCGGTTATTAAACCTTTGGCGTTAACTGTAAAAGTAGGTACTGTTACTGAATTACCAAAAGTACCAACATCCACATTTACTGTTGCAAGTGTTAAAGCTGCTGAAACTGCTGCTGTACCGTCGACACTAGTTAAGGTTGCGGTTGCGTCGCCTGTTAAACTCAAGTTACGTGCAGTAGCCCACTTAGTAGCTGTGTCTGCGTTACCTCTTAAGGCAGCGTATACATTAGCAACATTTAAATCTCTATTAAGATTCCAACGATTATCAATCGCGGTATATGTAAATGTAGCTGCAGCACCTGCAATTGTTAAGCCTGCGCCGTCAGCTTGTGCAGCATCTGCTGCATCTTTGGCCAATGTGATATTTGCATCACCAATTGCCACAGTTGTAGAATTTACTGTGGTTGTTAAACCTTGAACAGTTAAGTTACCAACAATAATTGCGTTGCCGTCAATGGTAACGTTGGTAGCAGTAATATCGTTACTGGAGAATGTTCCATTAACTGTTACGTTGTTAAAAGTAACGTTGTCTGTTGTAGCAACTGGTTGACCAATTGCAAAACTAACTTTGTTGTTGGTTACAGTAGTTGTTACACCAGTGCCGCCTTCAAAGGTCAGCGTATCGTTTAACAAGCTAACTGTGTCTGTGCCAGTTCCACCAGCAATTGACAAATTAGTAGCAACATCTACTGTTGAAGCAGCAGTTATTAAACCTTTTGCATTAACTGTAAAAACAGGAATCTGAGTTGTAGAGCCAAACGAACCAACGTTTGAATTAACTGTTGCGAAAGTAATAGCTGTACTAACGTTTGCTGTACCGTCTACACTTGCAAAAGTTGCTGTTGCGTCACCTGTTAAAGCTAAGCTGCGTGCATTTAACCATTTTGTGGTTGTTGCAGAATTACCGATTAAAGCTGCTGTGATATTGCCTGCAGAAAAATCTCCATTTGCATCACGACGTACTAGGGTACTAGCAGTATTGTTAGGCGTGGCTGCTGTAATCATGTCGGTAAAGAACTTACCGCCAACTACGATGTGGTTTACTGCATTACCTGCAGTTTCTACGCCCATACCGATATAGAGTCTATCTCCACCGTTTGAGCCATTGTCTAATAAAGCGGAATAAGCTAACTCACCTGCACCTAATACTGCTGGATTGCCGCTTACTTCGCTGCGTTTAATTCTTACTATAGAAGCCATAACTATGTTCCTTTAAAACTGTCCAGACTCAACAATTTGCTGTTCTAGCGTATTTGTTGCCGTCCATTTTTCTGTTCCAGCATTGTAAACTAACACGCTTCCAGCGGCTAGTTGGTTAAGATTAATATCCATTAAACCTGATAAGTTTGTAACTCCTACAGGGCCAATCATACCGCTTATTACTACTTTTGGTTGTCTTGTATCTACAACAACGGTGTTATTTTGATCAGTAACAATAACATTTGTGTTCTTGTTATCTGAAAGCACTACTTGTGTTGTCATCTTGTAACTTCCTTTACCAGTGTTAAATTACCAGCTATAAAAGGTGTTACAACTCCGCTGGAGTCTGTGAGTTCTAGTGAGTACACAGCCGTATCAAAAGTAAAATTTCTTGTAACTGCTGCTGGTATAGTTACAAAAATTGTACTGTCGGAAGTATTGATTACAATACCATTGCCGCCAGTAGTTAGTTGATGAATAACTGCGGTACTTTCTAGTGTTTCACGAATTTGCATTTGTGCAGTATAGCCTGTTAGCGGAACAGGTGTGTTATATTCAATAACCCCACCGCTGGTATAAGCAGTATAACCTAAACTGTTTACTCTGTTTAGACTAAGGGTAGTGCCTGTAGTACCTGTTACTAAATAAAAACTATCATCACCTAGTGAATTAATTTCTTTCATACCACCTACACCTACAACTCTAATTCTCCATCCAACGGGAATTGTATGATTAGCAGTAGTAGTAATTACACAAGGTGCAGCTTTTGTAATAGCACTAATTGTAGCATATCCTTTTGTTTCTGATTCCCAACGCAGGGTTTCTTGAAAAGTACTACCTTGGTATATTTTATAGTTAATTTTTGCTGGTTGCATTAGCCCACCTTAACTTTCTTGCTAGATGTTACAGCATCTGAGTTTCTCAGCTTGCTAACTTCATCTGTAAGTGCTACAACTTCTGTTTGTAAACGTTGATTTTCTATACATAACTGTGATAGCTGTGCATTTAAAACAATCATTTCTTGTTGCAGGCGATTTAACTCAGTGCTTAGTAAACCGTTTTGTTCACTCATACGCTCGAGTTCTGTATGCATTAAAGTAATAACGCTAGTTTCCGCACTTGTACTTTTCCAGTCTTTTAGCAGTTTCTGTATTCCAACTGAGAAAGCAACTACTGCTAACGCAACTATTGAAACTGTCTGTATGAGGCTATGATTTTCAATCTCCACCATAATCAGATCTCCTTATTAGCAGTGGTTGTATATTTAATTATATTCTAAACAAAGAGCTTGCCCTTTAGATTAAGGTAAAAGCTTGTCAAGAAAAAATATTGAAATGTTCTGACATTTTGGTATATTATACCACAAGGGCGCAGAGTTGTCAATGCAAAAAAATACCCTGCCCAATTAATGGACAGGGTATTTTGGCTATAAAAGTTACTGGTTTTGATTACCACCGCCGCCAGAGCCTAAGAGAGTAAATGCACCTCCTTCAACATAAGCCTGTCTGTCAGAACCGCCAGTAGGTGCGGTTACTGTTTTTGCAGAAACTCTGTTGTTGAACTGATCACTTTCTGTATTAGCAGCTGGTAGTAAAAAAGTAGCACTTGTTTGACCTATAGTTAACGTTAGATCTTCTCCATAATAACCGTAAGCTCCTGGAGGACTAGCTCCTTGAGTAGAAGAATTATTTGGAAGATAAGTAGTATTTCCTGCGTAAACAAATCTTACATTTACATAAGTGTTTGCGGTTATAGGACCACTAAAGTTAATAGAACCCTGTACTCCAAGTCCAGGAGGGTATGTAATGTCACTCATAGTTACTGAAGTTACAATAGGCGCAGTAGGTACAAAAGTATAAGCAGGTACAGTAAAAGTAAACGATGTACCTGCAACACTAATTGTTACAGATTGCTCAGCAATTGTTGCAGTAGGTGTTGTTGCAGTTACTGTAAAATTATTATTTACAGTACCATTTCCGCTTATAGTCCTACTAGTGGGGTCTATACTAACTCGGGCTGAACCTGTTCCACTAATTGAAGGTGTAAGTGTAACACCATTAGCATAATTACTAGTTACTGTAAAAGTACTGCTTGATCCATTTGCTAAACTTGTCCAGGTATTAGCTAAATAATAGTTGGGACTTGGATTACTTATATTAATACTGAACTGTTGCGAAGTGGAATTTAAACCAGCCGTTGCAGTTATAGTAAAAGTATAAACACCTGTTGTAGTAGGTGTTCCGGCTAGACTATATATTTGATAAGCACCAGAATATCCTGCGGTTTCTGTTAACGTCAACCCTGGAGGCAGTGTACCAGTGTAACTCCAAGCAGCGCCTGTTTGCGTACTGTTAACCATAAATCTAAAGAACGAACTAAATGATGTTCCTACAGTTCCAAAACTATCGCCTCCCCGCTCAATACCTAATGTACTGGTTGAAGTATCGTTTATGGTTACCGAAGTACCCGCCTGCCCGTTATCTAAATCTATACCAAATATTTCTGCACCTTCTGTAATGGCATCTGCTGCTACAGTATAAGTAAGTACAGTACCGTTAGTAACAGTTCCAGTTAACGATGCTAAACTAATATCATTACTTGAAACCCCTGTAATAGTGTAGCCAAAACTTCCACTTTGATTAGTTGAAAAAGTTATAGTAAAACTTCCGCCTTCGTTAACACTAGCTACACTACGTGTTAATGAGTATGTGGGAGTTATAGAAGTATCATTAATTGTTACCGAAATACTAGCTTGGCCGTTGTCCAACGCTAAGGTAAATGTTTCTGTACCTTCTGTTAAACTATCATTTTTGATAATAAACTGAGCATTAGCAGAATTACTGCTGATACTGAAGTTACCTGTTAATCCGCCACTGACTAAGTCTGCAGTCGAAATTCCAGTAATTGTATAAGGTATTGATGTACCGTCACTAACTGAAGTAGTCGTTAATGTAATAGTAATAATAGTGCCTTCGTTAACACTAGCTGCGCTGCGAGTTAGTGCATACGTAGGAGGAGTTGTAGAAGTATCATTAATAGTTACAGATGTACTAGCTTGCCCATTATTTAACGCTATATTAAATGTTTCTGCACCTTCAGTAGTTAAATCTGCTGCGGCAGTATAAGTAAGTACACTACCATTAGTAATCGTTCCAGTTAGACTTGCATTACTGATATCAGCGCTTGAAACTCCTGAAATAGTATAACCAAAATTTCCACTTTGATTAGTTGAAAAACTTATAGTAAAACTTCCGCCTTCGTTAACACTAGCTACACTACGTGTTAATGAGTATGTGGGAGCAGGAGCTATAGTTACAGTAAACGATGCTGAAACAGAATCACCAGTACTAGCTGTAGCATTTACAGTAAATGTATAAGTTCCTGCAACTGTAGGTGTTCCTGATAGACCGTAAACTAGATAAAAGCCACTAAAAACTTCTGGGTATTGGCTCCAAGATGTACCAGGAGGTATTGATCCTGAATAACTCCAGACAGCAGGATACTGGCTACCATTAACTGTTACAGTAAAGGTTGTGCTAAAAGAGCTGCCTACTGTACCTGAAGAGCTACCGCTTTGATTAATAGATAAAACATTTCTAGAAGTGTCATTGATTGTTACAGCTGTACTAGCTTGACCATTGTCTAGGGATACGGTAAGTGTCTCTGTACCTTCTGTTAATGAATCGTTTGTTACATTGATAACTCTAGTACCACCATTAGCCAAAGTGCCAGTTAAGCTTGTTCCACCTATATCAGCACTAGTGACACCTGTAATAGTGTAACCAAAATTTCCACTTTGATTAGTTGTTAGCGTAATAGTAGTACTGCTACCCTCATTAACATTTGTAGGAGACGCAGACAATGAATATGTAGGAGCTATATATCCGCAACTAGGACTATTAGCCTGATATAAACTATCAAAGAAACCACCACTTCCATTATGGTATCTGTAGTAAAGATCAACACCGCTACAGTATTGACTATAATAAACTCCAAAAGCTTCGTAGATTGTTACACTAAAAGGTACGGAAACAGTATCTGCAGGACTAGTACTTGCTGTTGCAGTTATAGTAAAATTATAAGTACCTGCTGTAGTGGGGGTGCCACTTAAAACATATACCATATAGTAACTACTAAAAGTATTTGAACTAGCCGTTAAATTTAGTCCAGGGGGTAGTGTTCCAGAATAACTCCAAATAGCAGGATACTGGCTACCATTAACCTCTACTGTAAAAGTACTAGAAAAAGATGTGCCAACAGTACCGTTGATATTACCAGACTGCAGTATCTCTACGGAACTTCTAGAAGTATCGTTTATGGTTACTGAAGCACTGGCCTGCCCATTATTTAATGCTAAAGTAAGGGTTTCTGTTGGTTCTGTTAAGTTGTCTGCAGTAAGCGTAATAACGCGTGAGCCACCGTTCGCTAAAACACCTGTTAAACTAGTACCACCTATATCAGCACTACTAACTCCTGAAATAGTATACGCAAAATTACCACTTTGATTAGTTGTTAAAGTGATTGTAGTACTACCACCTTCATTAATATTTGTAGGCGACGCAGATAATGCCCAGCTTGGTGGAATATATCCACAAATTAAACTATTTGCTTCATAGAGTTCGGTATACTCTCCATTATACGTACCGTCAGCTTTTACCACATACCTATCTACTCCACTACAAAAATATCTTAATACAGTTCCTGCAGGGATTATGTTCCTAACTAAAGCGGAAGTTGTTGCAACTAAAGTACCATTGTATCCGCCAGCAGTACCAGTACCATTTATTTTTAGTGCCATGTTTACAGTAACATCGGCTGCAACATCTCCAACATTCCAATAAGTAAGAGTTGAATAATTGTTACTGTTAATGTATATAGTTGCAACCTGACTAGTTACACTAGCATTGTCAGAAACCAAAGCTAGTGTAGTGCCTGCTGCGTTCTGAACGGAAACACTACAAACTCTTGTAGAGCTTTCATTCCAAGGAGTACTATTAGCAGTAATACTATAAGCAGGTTCTGGAGTAGTACTTGTATCATTAATAGTAATAGGTTGAGAAAATACTCCTGCTCCGCTAAGTGTAAAACTCTCCACGCCTTCAGTAAAAGCATCTGCACTTACTGAATAACTTACGCTAACAGATCCTGCGGCGTTGCTATTACCAACTGTGTGAGAAGTAGTATTTAAAGTAACGTCAGAACTAGTAACATTAGCTCCAGGACTTATGGCAAAGTATATTGTTGTATTTGCAGCATTACTGTAGTTAAACTGTAAAGAACCAGTACTTCCTTCATTTATAGCTGAAGGAATTTCCCAGCTATACGAAGGGGTAGCATTAATAACTGTAATTGTTTTTTCTGCAAGTGGAGTAATGTTGCCCCCACCACCTATAAGAGAAAGTGTTACAGGTGTGTCTTCTGTAACACTTGCTGCGTATAAATATGTAGTAGCTGAAAAGCTATTACTATTAATTGTCCAATTGTTAGGTTGTCCAGGTATAACAAACAATTTATTACTGTTTGACTCAATTCTTATATTACTAAGTTCTCCCAGGTCATATCCATTTGCAACTGAAATAGTAATCTCGGTGCTTGGAGTTAGTTCTAATATAGTATCAGGAGCTGTTATTGAAGACGTAGATGTATCGGTAATAAAAATATTTGCACTAGTAGCTACTACTGTACCATTTACCGATGCTTGAATCCTGAATGTTTTTTGCCCATCTGTCATCAAGTCTTTATAAGTTGTAAAACTCACATTAGTGGTTGCCGTAGAATTACCAGGAACTACAAAACTACTTGTGAGTAGTGCTCCATCCAGGCGCACACCTTGGTTCCAATATGTGCCCGTTGTAGCAGTAATAGTAGTAAAACTTACTTCTTGACCTCCAGCATTAGTAGCACTAAAAGGTATAATATAGTTTCCACCTTCATTAACTGAGGGTACAGTTCCAAAACTATATTGAGCTGCTGCAATACTAGTATCAAGTATAGTAAAACTAGTATTAACAGCTAAACCGTTTAAAGTAAGGGTAAATGTTTCTGGCCCTTCAGTTACGCTATCGTTTTTAATAATAAACTGTGCATTAGCAGTATTGCTAACTACGTTAAAGCTTCCTGTTAATCCTCCACTTACTAAGTCTTCCCCACTTATGCCAGTAATTGTATAAGGCACTAAAGTATTATCACTGACTAAAGTAGTATTTAGCGTTACAGTTACTATCGTACCTTCATTTACACTAGAATAATTAGCGCTTAATTCATATTGTGGATTAGCTCCTCCTCCAGTTCCGGCACCTGCTGTTGCGTAAAAATTTCCGTCAGCACACAAAACCGATAATTGAACAGTGTTTCCGCTTGTTAAAAATGCACTGTCATATTCATTTCTTGGAGTAATATTTTTATAATAAGTAAACAGTGATTTTAATTTTATCAGTGCTTTTCCAGATTGTGTTGAAGGCTCTCTTTTAAATACAACTGATGTAGCAGAAAAATCTGTACCAGGTATGCCTGGACTAAACCCTGAAAAGTAAATATCATCTGATGCTTGAAAATATTGAGCATGCGGTAATAAAAATATTGGGTTAGTGCCAGGAACGTCTATTAATAAACTTTTGATAGACTCAGGCTGGTTAGGTGCAAGAATATTATCAGGCGCAGGTATTTCTACTTCATTGCTAATAGAGTAGGGCAGTAGTTGCAAGTGATTACTGTCAAATGTTTTTTGTCCTGTATCGCTGTATAGTCGTAAAGCTGGGCCTGTTGACGGCAAGGCCCCTATAGTCAATGAGTCTACTCCAAAAATATATGCTGTAGGCAAACTATAACTTAAAGCCTGTCCACTACTATTTGCATACACTGTACAAGATAAAGTTGTAACATTACTAGAACCATACAAAGGTTGTTGTGGAAGTTTATACCATACGTCTTGTGTATTACTTGGGATAGCCCATAAAACTATCCAATTACCTGTAATACCTAAACCTGGGGTAGTATATGATCTGGCTACATACCCAGAGTGTAACAACGGTGAACCTGCTGCTGTACTGGTAGCGGTAGCATTAAACTCTACTTTTTTTATAAAGGTTGGGTTAATATAATTACTGTCAACTAATATCTCTGATGCGTCATTAATAACTCTGAGGCCATATGCCATAAGTGTGCCTTATATAACAAAAATAAATAAAACTGTGGAGCCCCAGTTAAGATCCTCCGGAACTGGTATGCTTCTTGGAGTTAAATAGTCTGCGGGAGAAAGACTTGTGAAAAATGCAATATAAGGAACTCCGTTTTCGTAGTCCACAGACCAAGTTGAAATACCCGGCCTTAGTTGAAAAACTCTTATAGTTCTGCCAGCATATTCTGGAAAGTCTCTTAGAAGATAACCGCCAAATTGTGGATTAGCAGGGTCGAAAGATTTAAACCGTACATTGGGCCCAAGACCGCTAGTGTCCCACTCAAAAGCTTGTGCAAAAACTCCACCTTTGGTAGAGTTTTGCAAAACTACGGTTGTGCCATCTGACTTGTATGTTGTTAAACCATATGTTGCCATTAAATACTTCCTAAGTTAACTCGTAAAATACCAGCATTATAAATTTTAATACCGCTAGTAGTAATTAGTACACCATCAACAGGATTGTCCTGAGCATTTACTGTTACAGTACCAACCTTAATGGTATCATTTACATTTAATTTACCAGTATTTGTGGTTATTGCTTCAAGAGTGTCTACCTTAAAGTAACTAAGATAAGGTACACTCCAAGTAGTATTATTTGCAACGCCTGTAGTACCTGCTGCTCTAACTCCGTCCGATTGCCACTGTGCTTGGCCAGCAGTTAAAGTAACTGGCGTAAGTGACCATGTACTGGGTGCTGCTCCATCTGTTGTGGCAGGCGGTGCTACATTATTAGTAGTAGGAGGTGTTGCGGAATTAGCTGATGCTTTATAGATCCTATAGTTTGAAACTCCGGTTGCCCCAGGGTCGCCTTGATCACCCTTATCGCCTTTACCTCCAGCAAAAGCTTTACTAACATTGAATCGCTTAGTAATACTTGGATACCCTGTTTTACTAGCAGTAATATCTATGTGACCTGATGAAGCTGTTAAAGCTGATACAGTTTGGGTTCGGCTATTAGTCGCTTCTGTAAAAGTTATAGTAGTTCCGCTTTTTACTGCAGCATATGTCCAGTTAGCGCTATCGTCAGTAGCTCCTATAAATACGCTCATTGTTGTAGCTGCACCGGCAAACGAACTAACATCACCATTATTTGCTGCTGGAACGGTAGCTGACTCATTACTAAGAATGGCTGTGACTGTATCAGAACCATCGACCAGTACAGGTATAGACTGCTCGTCTAATTTAGTAGTAGTCCCGCCTGCTAAGTATAGTTCTACTTTTACACTAGTTACATTATTACTTGATAATGTATATAACTTACTACTTTCATTTGCTGCAGAAGTATACACAGGAGTTGCACTACCATTTTCATAAATTATAAATCTACCTGCATAAGCTACTGGTGCTCCAGTACCTGTAGCAGAGTATCCGTATACAGTAATACTAGCAGGACTTATAGTACCACTTTTTGCTTTTCTTAAAGCCCCGTCTGATACAGTTAACCAATATGCAGTAGCATTAGCCCCTGGAGCACCTGTTTTTGATTTACTAAATGTTTGAGTTTTGGTAATATTAAACTGCGTACCTAACGAATTTCTACCGTAAATATTGTACGTTATACTAGATGTGTCAATTCCTGCTGCCACACCTGAATGATCTCCAACTGTAGCATAGTTTCCACTATCTGTAAAAGTACCAATACTAATATTACTAAATCCACCTTGTTCGTATACCCATAGTTTCCAAGTACCTGGTTCATTAGTAGGAACGCTAGTTCCAGTACCAGTATAAACTAATTCCTGTGCACCTTCATAAACTCTAATAGTAGTGCCACTACCTGCATAGCTAGGAGCTGATATTGTTCCGTCAAAAGCTGCAGGAAATATGTGAGTTTCATTGCCTAAAATAGCTGAAATTGCGGGTGCTCCGTCAACTCCTGTGGCTCCTTTAAACAACACGTATATTACTTGAGTATCGACTAAATTAGCTGCAGATATAGTAGATTCTTTATACAGTTTTACTGTATAAAATAATACTCCGGCATTATCAGCTGGAGATAGTGTAGCAGGTGTACTTGCAGTATCAGTAGGCGTTGCAGCTTCGCTTCCAAGATTAGAAGTTACAGTTACCCAGCCATAATTCGTAGTAGTAACGCCATTATATCTCTTACCTTGAATAGTAATACTTGAGTGAACGCCTGCAGTAGCTGCGTCTTTAGCTTGCTTAGTAATTACTGGAGCGCTAGGATTGATACTATATATTAGTGGTGAAGTACCGTTTACTCCGTCTGTAGTCTTGCTAAAACTCTGTACTTTGTTAATACTAAAAGTCGCACCTGTTGTAGTAGTACCTGTTATAGTATAAGTAATAGTAGCCACATCAGCAGTCATTGCTGAGTGCTTATCGTACTCTATGTAATTAGTATATACTCCAGGCGTAGTATCACAAGTAATGCCTACACTAGTAATAGTAGTAACTCTCCAAGTACCTACATCAAAAAGACCTGTAGTAGGATCTGCAACATTATCTACAAGTAAGTATGTATTACCTTGTTTTACCTTAATAGTGGTTCCACTACCAATATAATTTGCCTCAACAGTATCCCCATTACTATCAGCAGGAATCACATGGGCTTCATTACTTAACTCAACGGTTATTTGCTCTGTACCATCATTAATTCTGTAAATAGTAATAACATCAGTTGCACTACCTAGTGTAGCCGTAACTCGTACATTTCCTATAGTAACACCGCGAGCATCAAACTGTGCTTGAGTAATAGTTATTACATTATTGGTTTGAGTAAAGTTAATAGTACCTAAACTAGTACCGTCTCGTGTAAATCCTTCGGCTGTAAAAGTAGGGTTGCCTGTAAGATTAACTAATCTTGCTGTAATAACTGTTTGTGGAGTTAAAGAACTTGCAGCAGATTGATCTTTGTAAACAAACTCAGTAGTAGTAGCGCTAAGTTGTAAAAGCGGAGCGGTCTGCCCAGCTTTAGCTCTGTAAACATTCCATACTTGTTCAATAGTTACGCCATTATATACAGCTCTAAAAGTAACGGTACCCACATCCTCAGTTAATCCACTACAGCTATATACACCTGTTGTAGCATTTATTGTTGGAGTAGTAATACCTGTAGTACTATTTGCTTTTATTGAATACGCAGGTCCAGCACCTGTTACTTCTGTACTTAAATTAAATACTTTGAAAACACCATTGGCTGAGGTAAAACTACCGCCACTTCCATCTGCTTGAGTAACAATAGGTGTTGGGTCATTGGTTAAATATCCATAGACACTAACGTTTTCTTCGAGTACGGTTTCACTTAATTGATTAGATATTGTGTATACAGCTGGATCAATTGCACTAATAAAAGCGTATCTAACATAATAAGTAGTATTGGGCGTTAAATTAGGAATATCTACGTTTAAGCTATTTCCAGAAGGTACAACTATGCCCTGCGTTTCTGGATTGAAGCCAGAAGTCGCAGAGTACCATACCTTAACGGATATTAGATCATCTCTAATATCCGCTGTTCTAATAGTATCATAAGGGGTATCTAATACCAGTTTTAATGATTTTATGCCTGGGTATAAGTGTGCCGCCATATTTATCCTTTAAGTAATAGTTTTAACAACTATTGTTCCAAGAGTACTTTGAGTACTATAATTTCCTTGCTTGTCAAGTGCTCGACAAGCTATTCTGTATGTAACACCTGTAGAAGAGATTCTTGGTATAGGTTGATCTCGAAGATCAAACCTTGCATCGCCAGTACTTTTAACAACTTTAATATTGTTTGTTGTATCTGGAGTTAGTTCCCAAAAATCTTCTGAACCTGTGTCCTTATATAGTCTATACTCATAAGTTAAAAAGTCAGGAGTTTGTAGGGTAACATTAGGTTTTGCTACAATAAAAGTATTTTCTAGGTCAACTGATAGTAGCGGAGCTGCTGAACCGTTGACATTTTTTCCTGAATTTGTAAACCAAAAGATTTCGGACCAAGGCCCAACTATATTGCCAGCACTATTTGTATACCGCACTCTGGCTTTGTAAATAACTCCGCTAATAAGCTGTTGAACAGTTATACTGGAACTATCTTTTGGCGCATAGTAAAGTGAAGAACTTCCTTCAAACATTACATCGCCAGCCACTACTTGTAGTTCTACACGTTCTGCGCTTTTATTTAATTGAGCACTATTGCTATAACTAATAATAGCAGTATTAGTGTAGTTACCGTTACTAATTTGCTCACTAAGTGCACTATCACTATTCACTGAAGTAATAGTAGGCGATTCCGAAATGATGCTATTAACTAAATAATTTGCTGTAGTAGTAATATTTGCATTAAAAGCAGGGAACTGTGATAAATCTGTTGTATAAATTTGTGGAGAATAATCAGCTAACATAAGTTTTGCAGTTATATTATTTGAAGTTTCAACACTTAATACAATAAGTTCTTGTGATTCCTTAGACACCTCACCCAACATAAATAAATCATCTGGGTTTATATTATCACCAACACTTAGTGCGCTGGTAACACTTATTGTGTCGTAAAATGCTGTAGCAGTTATTGCTGTTAATGTTTTTAGCACACTTGCGCCAGCGTTAGTTCTTACTCGAATATTATAAGTTTTGCCGCTTTCCAGATAGATTGATTCTGTTAGCGTAATAATTGCACTGCCATTTTGACAAGACTTAATTCTACCACTACCGTTGCCCCATAATGGAACATCGTGTGTAACACGAACAAGATCACCACGATTACAAACTAAGTATTCAAAGTCAACATTTAGTGAATACATTTCTGGACGCAATTTTAATTGTGCCATATGCCATCTGGCAATATGCTTGGCTTGATCAAAATTAGTTACACCGGGCAAACTTAGTTCTTCAAATAACTCAGAGTTAGCTTCGGTTTTGCTTACGTTATATACACGGTATTCATTTGCTTGATAACCTTTTTCTTCATCAGCAATAGTAATACGAAACGCGTCAGGTATACGTGGCAGAATCTTAGTAGACTCAAAACCCCAACTATTGTGTGGAGTA